CGGGGTTGTAAGGAAAGGCTCCAGCGCATTCAGTTGCAATCCCCGTTAAAACAAAGTTCCTTGTGACAGTATCAGCCATATTATAAACAGAAAATTGGTTTTTAACTGAATATTTGAAAAGTTTTGAACCTTGAACATCCGTATAAATTTCTGCCGACTTTTGATCTAAAGCTAACCATAGAATTTGATTTTCCAACCCCGAATTTCCATCACCTTGGGTCCCCCTATAAAAAACCGTCCCTGGCAAAAAAGTTATTAGTTGTGGTTGTTGGCTTCCTCCTTGCATGGATGAAGTCAACTTTGTTCGCCTTACTCGGGATTTCCTTGCCCTTGATTTTCTTACTCGGGACTTCCTTGCCCTTGATTTTCTTACCCGGGACTTCCTCGCCCTTGATTTTCTTACCCGGGAATTCCTCGCCCTTGATTTTCTTACCCGGGAATTCCTCGCCCTTGATTTTCCTACTCGGGATTTCCGAGATTTTCGACGATTCTTTTTATTAATCGACTTTTGTTTATTTGCCATTTATTAATTAAAAACAAATTTATTATGTTTTTAATTTTTATTCTCTTAATTGTTCAGGAGTAAAGATTCCTGATGCATTACATTCACTAATTAAATTGGGAAGAACGGTTTGTTTTAAATCTTTTAATGGATAAATTCCATACCCATGATTTATTATTCCTCCAGTCATTGCAGTTTTAAGATGAATCCCAGCAAATACAATTCCCCATAATCCCGTTGTTACTGATTCGGAAATAGTGAATAATTTACTCTGTACCCAAGCATTTATTAACAACCATGTCGCTAATATGCTTTCAGGGATTCCAGCCGGAATATAAGCTATTTGCGACCTGGATTTATAGCGGCGTCCTTCATAAATTCCAGGTTTTAAGTCAAACGAAAATGTTATCCATTTTTTATTTAAAAATACCCTAAGTGTTCCAAATGGCGGTTGTTCATGACCACCGATTAGTTTAAAAGATTCGTGGCAATATGGACATTTATTATTGTTACTCCCTTTCATCTTTATGAGCTCGTTTAATTCCGATAAATCAAAAACTCCATTGTTTGAACAAGATTTTAGACATGTTTTTAATTTCACAAATTTATGTTTTTTGAAAAGTTCTTCATCGTCCGTATAAGGCGTGTAATAAATAATACTTAATGCGGATTTAGGAACTTCCGAATATGAAACCTGGGAATAAGAAGACGGGTCGATTCCCACAGTTGGGGAAACTTCCCCCTTTGGAATTATGAAACTATCCCCAGTTTCGATCCCGAAATTTAAATTTTCAGCAAAAACTTCATAATTGGAAGGCTTTAAATAATTCATAGGAATATTTTTGATATTAATGAATTTATCCCCCCTTATAAGAGCTCTACTTCGAACAGTATTTTTCTGCCGACTTTGGCTTTTCCTAGATTTACTCCTTGATCTCCGCCTTTTTCTGGAATTTCGCTTACTTCTTGGTCTACTTCTTCTTCTTGGTTTACTTCTTCTTGGTTTACTTCTTCTTCGTGAACTTTTTCGCAGTTTCTTTCTTTGCTGAACCCGACTTGAATTTAAACATTCATTTTCAAGTTTCTCTTTATTCCAAGAAGAATAACCTTTAATTCCTTTTTGTTTGCATAATTCCCGCAATTCTTTGACTGTTTGTTTCGTCATAATTTTAATTAATTAATATTTTAAAATATTAATTAGTATAAATAATGAAGCGCTCAGTTCGAAAAAAGAAGGAAAAGTAGGAAAAGTAGGTATAGACGACGAAAGCTTTCTCGAGATAAACACGGTGGAAAAGTTGAATAATTTAATAACTCAAATTATTCACGATTATTTATTTAAAATTTTCATTCCAACTGAATTTTTTTCGTTTAATAAAGTTCCTAACAAATTTATGATCATCCGAATAACCGCTTGCTAGATTTTTTCCGTTTCTACTTTTTCGAATAAACACAGCATGTTCGAAATCAATTATGGAAACCTGGTTAATTTCCTCATTAAATATAAAATTAAATGGAGTTATATCTCTATAAAGAATATCATTAGCGTATAGTTTGTTGATTAAATCTTTTATTTGGGAGAAAAGATTTTCAGGAAGTAAAAGAATATCATCACCATATAAATCAAATATTGTTTTCCCTTTGATTCTTTCCATTTTCAAAATTTTAGTTATAGGATTGTATGAAGTAATATTTGGAGTTTGCTCTCCTAAAATGTTAACTGCGTGGGACTGCATTAAATTTTCATGAGCCGAAACATTTTGTTTAGTCACATATTTTCTACCAAGTTTAACATTGTTCTTTAACATGTTAAATAATTTTTATCAAAGTTTTTATTTAAATAATTCATTTTTGACATTTATTTGGGTAGAAATTAATCAAAGGATTTTTACCAGTTATGATTTTCAACCTCAAACCCAATGGCGGGTGTATTCTTAGTAGTTTGATGATGACAATTAAATTCCAACTTTTTCTTAAAGATTAAGTTTGCTAAACATGAAAAAATTAACAAAATTTGTAAGAACGCAAAAATTCCAATAGTTATATAAAAAATCATAATTAAAATTTTTTAAATTTTAATTCTTAATTTCAATTTTACTTTTTATGGTGAAAATGTAATACATTGGTCATTCATTTGGGTCCGGGTTTTCTTTTGGGGCCTTTTTTCATCTGCATAACATGGATAAACAGTTGAACAGGCGGGTTGGAAACATAATCGATTGGGTTCATCTGGTTCTATCGGAATCCGGGCCGCGTATGCTCGGTTTTCAGGTTTTCGATAGCCCGCTTCTCGTTCAGCAACAATTGGTTCAGGAAAATCATGAATGCCTCTAAACCATCGGGTATATGGAAAATGATCCATGTCGGTGACCACATTTTTGACGGTTGAACCGGTTGCAAAGTAAGGAATATTACTATTTTTATGTAAAATCTGTTCGCGAACAGATTGAACATTTAGGTCATTTCGAAAATCTGAATAATCTACAACAAAATTATTTGGATGGTTAAAAATATTAGATTTATCCATTTTGTAAATAACATAAATTAATTTTAAATTAATTTTTTATTTAAATGCTTTTAATTTAAATAAAAATTATATGAATAAAAAAAAATTATGTGTGTTGCCGATTAGTTTGACTGGATTATTGAGTCCAATATTTATAGATAAAGTTTTTAATTATTCAGTGAAAAACAATATACAAATTTTAACATTAATTTATTTTATATCATGGCTAATTCTGTTCGGTACGTTTGAAGATATTTCCAAATTTTTAGTTACCAAACCATTATATATTACGGATGTTGAATTTAATGACAAAGATCTTGATGAAATCATATATCTTAAAAGTCTTCAAGCCGAATCTGGATTGGAGTCGCTTACTCTGACTGATAAAGTAAATAAAAAAAGTTCAGGAAGTATAAATTTACGTTCCATATATCGAATGGAAACTTTAAATGACGACGGAACACTAATAAGTATATCCAATCTTGCTGAGATGCATAAATTTAATTATTTAATAAAAATTTATACATATGTGGTAAATACTTTGTTGGCATTATTTCTTAGTTTTATATCCACTTATTTATTTTCTCAAACTGTTTACCAAAAACGTAGTTGGTTTGAGATTACTGGTTTAATTGGTGGAAATATTTCAAGTTTCATTACATTACAGAGTTTAATGTGCAAATGCATATTAACTTGTTGTGGAAAATTTAAAGAAAAATACAAAGAAGACTTGAAAATCAAGGTATTTTCGGAATTAGAAAATGGAATTGTTCATCAAATTCCATCGCCCAGTTCAATCGCTTTAAATTTGATAATTAAACATTAACTATTTTTTATAGTTTACGAGGCCCGCTTGGATACAAACACACTTCCCCTTTCCGCCGTACATAATCATGAAAGGACGTTTTTGAAACTGTTGGGCATCTTCTTCAAGAATATATTCTCCATAAATTCCTTTTTCGAACTCGTCGTCATCCGGGAAACTTTTGATTTCCGGAAATTTAACAGCAACTTGAAATGTTTCGGAATTTGCGACGCAAACAGAAAATGGTAATTCCGACAAGGGAGTTTCAAAGAATAAACTTCCATCTTGGCTATCAATATTTCCATCAAATACAAGATTTCCAATACCCCCAGTGGATTGGTTTTTCCCAAAAAATCCAATTTTAGTAAAATCATAAGTTAGATCAAGCATATTTTAAAAAATTAAAATTAATATAAATTTAATTTTTTCATTTTTCATTTTTCAAAATCAGTTATCAGACGGCTCTGGTGTCGACTGAGGGTTATTTCTTTGATTTAAAGAATTTACAATTTCGTTAATTCGGCGATCAAGTTTTTCTTCGAACCGTGAAACAACTCCAATAGTCGCAAGAAAATTAAAAGAGTACGACCCAACTCGGAATAATCTATTCCATTGCTGGGTGTCTTTATAATCATTATAAACTTTGTGGATACAGTTACATATAAAAAAGATAATGAAAAGTGTAATAGATTCGTCTGTCATTGTTATATAATAGGATTACATATTTAAATTTCAAATAACATAACGATTGACTTTTAAACGATGGTTTATTTGAATAAAACATCGAATTATTCTTTATTTCTTGGTTTCATAAATCTTAAAAAATAATATATAATTATCGTTAATAAATTTAACTTTGGAAAGTTTGGAAAGTTTTTTGGAACATTGTCCGCAAATATATGCTTTGTGAGAGAAAACTTTTTCTATACAACCAGTTGGATTATCACAAAAAATACATTTATGAATCCAACCTTCGTCAGGTAAGGAACCTGAATCATCTTTAAAAGTCAATACAAATTGATTTTTGTCCATTTTTGTGTTATATTTAAATTATTTTTCTTTATTAAAAAATTTAAATATTAAAATGCGTGGGAAAAGAAAATCTAGAATGTTTTCGCGTTGGCGAAAAAAAAAAGAAAGTCCAAAACCACAAAGTTTATCATCCGACACGATTTCATCCCAGAAATTCCAAGATCTAATACGTGCAATTGAATCCAAAGATTCAATAAAAATTCCTGCATTAGTAAAAGAAGTATCAGATATAAACAGACTTGATGACAGGGGTTATACTCCTTTAATCCTCGCTACATTACTCGATCGTCCTAATCTTATAAAGTTTTTATTAGAAGCAGGTGCAAATATTAATAAAACCAATAATTCAGGAGAAACTCCTTTATTTCTTGCTGCAGAAAAAAGCGAGCCTGTGAGTGTAAGAATTCTAATTGAGGCTGGTGCCGATTTAAACAAACAAAATAAATATGGAATTACTCCTTTAAATGCAGTAACTAGAACTATTACTCCAGCGCGTAGCGGGGGTGGAGTAGATTATATAAATTCGGCATGTTTCCATTTATTAGTCAACGCGGGTGCAAATGTGAATATTCCGGATAATCATGGAGAAAGTCCGATTTATTCATCGGTAAAATTCCACTGTTATGGAAACCGACGACGAGTGAATAGTTTTCTGGAAGTATTAATTAATCATGGGGCGAATATTAATTGTACAACAAAGTCAGGAGATACACCTGTTTTCTTAGCAGCTTGGTCTGGAAAAAGTGCATGCCTACAAATTCTTATTGGGGCCGGCGCGGATATCGATAAAACAAATGATTTAAATATGAGTCCAGTATTCGCAGCGACAACAAATCATTCAAACGAATGTCTTAGATTATTGATTGTTAATGGAGCAAATTTAAATATAAGTAAAAAGAGCGGGGAAACACCATTAACAACAGCTGTATTGAGAGAAAATATTGATGGTTTGAATATATTAATTGCCGCAGGAGCCGATCTAAAAAAATCTGAACCTCCTTTATTAATTGCAGCAGGTAACAATTTAGAATTAATCAGAATTTTGATTAGAGCCGGTGTTAATGTATGGGAGAAAAATAAAGATGGTGAAACCGCATTAGAAATTGCTCGAAACAATGGATGGGAAGAATGTGTAAGGTTGATTGAAAGCAAATTTAATAGACCAACAAAATCTGCAAACAAGAAATATAAAATGGGAGGGAAAAGGAGAAGCAAGAAGCCCCTGCGAAAAACTTCAAGGTGTCGACAGAGAAGTAAAAAACGTAGTAAAAAACGTAGTAAAAAACGTAGTAAAAAAAGGAAAAACAAGAAATCAAGACAAAAAATTATTTAAATAAAGGAAAAATTCTATTCCGTAACTTTGTCTTGTCGGGAATTTTTCCAATCTGTAAATGCTTTTACAATTTTATCAAACTGAGCATGAATTTTTTCTTCATGAATTTCATCATGATCACTATTTGAAAGTATACTTACCAAACCTTCGGTACTTTTAAACCCATTAAAAAGAACAACTCCAATTAATTCAGGTGCAACGTAAAAAAGGCTGTGTTTTAATTTAATAATTTTATTTTTTGAATTTGTAAATTTTAAACCATCCAATTCGATTAGTTCGAGTAATAAACTATCAATTGGGAAATTCGAAGACATTTTATAAATTAAATAAATTGAAAAATTTATATAATTTCATTTTTTATTAATTTCTCTCAACATATAATCTTTTAACGGATCTCCGATTCCTTTTTCAAATAAATTACAGATAAAATTTATTTTATGTTCATCGAAGATTCGAGCAAAATAAAACATTTCATGTTTTCGCGTAAGAGAACTTTCTAAAGCAAGAATTTTCGAAAGGTTCCATTTTTGTATAAAAGTTTGTGTGTCGGCCCCGTTTTTTATTAATTCTCTAAAAATTTGTTCAGAAAAAGTTGTTTGTTTTCTCTCAAAAGTTATATCCAAACAACTTAATCCAAACATATTTTTTGCATTAACATTTGCACCTTTCGCGATCAGATATCTAACTATACTAATATTGCCATGGTATACCGCGTACATAAGAGGTGTGTGATCATATTCATTACGACTATTAACATTAGCACCATTCTCAATTAATAATTTTAAGATTTTTTCTTTGGAAACATTTTCAGATAAAATAATTGACATAAGCGGAGTGAATCCTTTTTTAAATGGAGATGGGTAAATTGGATCATGGAAGGAACCCATTGATTCTTCTGGCCATTCCACGAGAGAATAATTAACATTTGCCTTTTTCTTTATTATTAAGAATTCGATAAAATCATATTTTTGATAATAATGACATGAAAGTAGTAAAGGAGTTGAATAGTCAATAAAACGAAAATCTGGGAAATTTGGATTTATATCATTTAGCCTTTTGATTAAACTTTTACAAGCTTCATTTTCAATAATTTTATTTCGAAGATCGGTCCAAATTAAGTTAGGTTGCCGATGTTGGTTTCTCTCTTGAAACATATCATCGATGTAATGGTATGTTGTTATAGCCATGAAAATCAACATGGAAAAAAATCCAAATTCATTTTTTTAAATAATAATTAAGATTTTAAAATAAATTTTTTGTTGTATTAACTAAATGAGTGGCTTGTGTGTTAATACAGACTTTGAGTATGATTCAAATCATACAGATTCTTTTGGTTCATCTATTTCTAGTCCTCATGAAGAAGAAATTGCTAGTAATAGAAATTATGTAGAAGCAAATAGAAATACCAATGAGTATTTTTTAAAAAAAATAATCCGAAAAAAAGAATATCCTAGGCGAGTGATTACAGGTTTATGTCCTGGGCGCGGGAAATTCATTCAAATTGATTCAAAACTTTCGTGTTGTTGTCCAACAATTGGTAGTAAAGACAAAAACAAAATTTTTATAAACTTTGATGAAAATGTGATATCAAAGGTTGATAATATTTATGGAACTTCGGGAAATTGTGTTGTTAAAATAAGAAGAGATCCTCCATATGAAGATTTTATTTTATTAACAAGTGAAAATAATGCTTTAGTAGAATTATTTTACAATGAAATTATTTCATGGATTAAAGGAACAAATAATACTAAATTTCTTTTATGGAAATGGGCAAAGGGAATAATAAAAAATTTATTACGGGGAATTGGTGTTGCCAAAGATTTAATGATTGCGACCGAGTTGGAAACTCAATATAAAAAAATCAAAGGCATGAGTGATGAAAATACGGAGTTAGAAAAAAAATGCGAGGAAAATCTTACAAAATTAAATAAAAAGGGGAAAACAATTCTGAAATTGTATTTACGTTTAATGATTTCAAGAATAAAACAAGAAAGTCATGGATGTTTTTCGTATGAAATTTTAACAAATATGGCCTTTGAAAAATTAAAAAAAAATTGGGAGGAATCATATTTTGTTGAAAAAATTTTTAAAACTCAGGAAGTTTTTCAAGAAAATATAAATATTTTTGATATGCAATCCAAAAACACAAGTGACGATGGGTTAAGCTCGGTTACTAATTTTCGAAATTCTTTTATCCAACAAAATCTAACGGTTAAAAGCAAGCAAATTTGCAGTAAAATTAATAATGTTTACCAAAATTTAAATTCATCATTAAGCAAATTACAATTATTAAACAAATGTGCGCATACCGGTAATACCAAAAAAATAAAAAAATTAGATGATTCCAAAAAAGTTGAAATTGTTAAACATCTTCAAGAAATGGCGGATTTACGTCATAATATTCAAGCAATGAGTAATGAAGGAGAAGAATTTATCCTTGTTGGGGATCAATCATCCGGAAAATCAACTTTGCTATCTCTACTACTAGGTGTTAATATTGCCTACTCTGCGGATGGTTTTGCAACACGATGTCCCGTTAGATACCTTCTTGAACCATGTTCTCCTGATTGTGGATGGAAATTTGAATTTGAAGATCCTGAAAGTCGAACTTTTACAATTGTTAATGAGGATGAATTAAAATTGCGATTAAGTTATCATTTCGAAACTGTCATCGGGTCGAAAATTATCAATAAACCAGTAACCATTAAAATTTGGAGTCCAACAGCTACTTCGTCTATGACTTTAGTAGATTTACCTGGATTAATTGGAAGTGGTCACGATTCAAATAAAGAAACTCAGCATTTACAGTCCGTTGCTCTAGTCAGTGAGTACGTTCGTAGGAGTAACACTGTAATTCTGTATGTAACTCGATTTGATGTAGATATTGGTTCGCAGAATACGAATATTCTTGAAGAAGTTCAAAAAAGACCGGTCGATAAAGTTGTATATTGTTTAACCCATTTTGATAGGTATTGTGTTGATACAAATGTAACACCCGAAGATATATATAAATTAATTAAAAGGGCAAGTGAGGATATTACACTTGGACGGGAAATTTTCTTATTATCTTTATCAAAAACGGTTGAAGAATTACCCTCAAAGGAACAATTAGTTTACAATCAAATTGAGGTTTTAAAAAATAACTATAGTCAATCGTTGAATACGTTTAAAGTGAACTTTAATATTTCTTCTTTGCGAAATTTATTAAGAAAAAGATTACATAAGAATTTAGTCCAAGTTGATTCTGTGGTAAACCATTTTATAAGTTTACAAAAATCAAATATTCATAAACAGTGGAATTTAATTAATGAAATGGAAAATAAGCCGTTAATTAATCAATGGGTTTTGGATAAATTTTTAGTTTCATTTTCAAAAATTATTGTTAAAATTTTAAAAGGACAATTCTTACCAAGTGTATCATTAAATATTTCATCATTTGGGGAAACTGATGCTAAATTTTTTGAAACTTTACCTGAAGAAGTTTTTCAAGCAAATAATTATGCAATTAGGGATAATGTTTCTATTTGGCCAAATTGCTATTTGAAGATTCGTGAATCTTTGACTGAAAATGAGGAATCTTCAAACAAACAAATTAGTGATGATATTTCCGACGATGAAATAAATTTAGAAATTCACTCATTTGACAGTAAAATTGATCAAAGCATGAAAAGAGATATTATGTCCCATTCATTATTTACGCGGACAATTGAAGAATTACAAAATAGATTATGGTCAGTTTCTTTGACTCCTGAATATAGCTCGGTAATTTATTCAATTTCATCAGATCCAAATATAAATATTGATGACCCCAAAAGCGCAGTTCATTCCTTAATGTTCCACACGGTTCAGGAACAATTAAGAATGCTAGATTTTTTTGATTATTCTATGAAACGGTTAGAATATATTTTTTTCAAGATAATTCGTTTTGGGTTATTTAAATTTAGAAATACCTCTCATGAATATAAAGAAGCATATATTTTGGATCAACCCGAGTTCCAAGCAGTAATGGAAATCGAAATTCATAAATATATAACAACATTGAGTTTCCAAACCAAAAAAGAAATAATTTCCATATTTAACGAAATTATGAATTCTCCGATTGTAATTTCTCATGCACAAAAATATAAAGATATTTTAAAGTCTCAGTTCCAATGGACCGATTCGCAGATACATGAATGTTTATCTGATGAAATTTTTACCCCTAGACAGATAAAAACCGGTGAAAGCTCGGAAGAGATCGCGGAATTGGAAGAAAAAAGAACAAATAAGATTAGAAATTTTATTACTTTACATATAAATATTCGATTAATTTTGATAATGGAAAATATGCATAGATGTATTGACTATCACTGGAGACGAATGTTAGATAATTCACAAGAAAGTGTAATCCATTCAACGTCTGAATTAAATACCGGAATTTCTTTCTTTGAATATTTAAAAGATAACGTTTTAGAAAAATTTTCACTTGAAAAAACAAGTGTGGTTGGAGATAAATTATTTAAATTATACAGCGGTGAAGAGAATCAATGTCATTTGGAAGAGGATATATCAATATTGAAAGATGCCCAAAATACTTTGAAAAAATTAAGTTCAAGCACCGAAACCCTCCAAGAAGTTGTTGCCAAAAGTATTGAACTCGCAGGGAATAAATTTTTGTAAAAAAATCTTAATACATATAAATGGCGAAGAAACATAAAAAAGGGAAGAAAAAAACTTCCGATTCAAGTCCAATAAATTTTGGAAAAGGTTTTGCTAAAATTGGCCAAACTGGTGGACGAGTCGGGGTTATAATTGCATGGATATTTTTGGTTTTGTGTATCATCGGATCATGTGTTATGCTTTATTTTTCTATTAAAGGAGGGAAAACAACAGCAGGTTTTTGTGACTTTAGGGATAATAGTCCAGGAAGTTACTGCAATTCGAATTGGGAAGAAGCCGAATGTAATTCCCATGAGGAATGTCAATATAATTCAACAACATCACAAATGAGTAGCGGAACTCGAATTGGCCTTGGTGTTGGTGCTATTTTTGTTGTTCTACTTGGAATTGGTATACTTTTCCTTTCCAAGTATGTTAGTAATTCAATGCAAAAAGATAAAAATTTGGCAGCAGTTGGAGGTGGTTTTTTGATGGCTGATTTAATTTTTGGTGGTCATCAATAGAGTTTCAGTAAAATTTGTTAACATATATATAAAAATTTTATATATATATATATATTTATATATATTAATTTGAACATGTTAAACAAGAAAAATTATTCAAAACTTAAAAGTTTAAAAGGAAAAGATCAAGCGACTCCTCTTGATTTATTTACAACAGAATTATTAACAGAATTGGGAAGTATTAACGATGAAATCTCGATGGAAACCCCTTCAAATAAAAGGAGAAAACTTTCACCAATAAATTTTATTGGTATGAAAAAACCCAAAGTTCTTGAACATAAATTACGCCCCATTATTGAAATTGAACAAAAGAATTCATATACGTTTGATGAAGTCTTGGAGGTAATAAACGAACTTGATAAAGGTTGGGAAAACTATATTGATAAACTTTCACCAAATAAAAATTTTTTACAGTTTTATGTTAGTTAATTTTTAATTAAAAATTAAAAAAATGTAATTATAAATGGAGAATATAAATATATTGAGATGGGATGTTGTTGAAAATCCTTGTACCAATGAATTAAGACCGATGTTATATTTTACCCCCTCGGTAGGATTTTTAAATGAAATCCATTCCAACCCAAATTGGAATGATAAAATAGTTATCGATATTTCCGGTGTTGATGGATATTATAATGGGAATGGACTTTTTGCCACTTTGGACAAATCAAAATGGATTCCTAACTGCAGACCGAATTTTTTTGCAAAAACGGGTTCCTATATTTTAATTCTTGATGATGTTCTGTGGAACGGATATCCTTATAAAAATCTAGGGAGATTTAAATTAAGTAATAAAATTTTAAATTAAAATTTATGTTTTTATAAAAATTATTCTTTTATAAAAAATGTCATCAGCAGCTGCATTAATTCAAACTCAAGAACAAAGTTTTCTTCCATCAACAGGTCATGAGTTATTTTTATTAAAAAAGGGACAAATTTCAAACTATATCGGTTATATTTTACTTTGGATTGTTTTTATTCTTGCGTTTACAATAAATTCAACATTCCATGGAATTTTAAAAGATTCCAGTTTATTAGAAGAATGTCAATTTTCAGCAAGTGATATTGCAAATATTGTATCAATAGCCACGGGAATTACTTATTTCACGGCCGCGCTCCTATATGTAATTACAGTTTCATCATTTCCATCAATGCAAACGTTGAATTGGTTTGTTTTAATAGGAGGGGGGATTTTTATATTTGCATCTATTTCGTTTATTCAAAATATTCTCAATTCAAAATCAAAAGAATGTCAGAAATCGATTCCAAATTTACAAACTATGCAAACATTAGGGTCGGCCTGTATGGTAATAATTGCAATTGCGTTAATTATTTACTTCCTTCATTCCCAAAGTTAATTTTTAAATATAATCATTTGAATTATATTTAAATTTTTCTACGCAAAATGAGAAAGACATCGGCGAATTTTTCTATACCCCCCATTTTTCAATTTAACTATTGATTGAATGGTATTTGACTTTTTCCCACATTTTTCACATGCATCACTCGAAGTACTCACCTCACTCGCTTCACTTGCCTCGATTGCATCACTCGAAGTACTCACCCCGCTCGCTTCACTCGCTTCACTTGCTTGACTCGCTTGACTCGCTTCACTTGCTTGACTCGCTTGACTCGCTTGACTCGCTTGACTCGCTTGACTCGCTTGACTCGCATCACTCGCTTCACTTGCTTGACTCGCATCACTCGCTTCACTTGCTTCACTACTCGAATCGCTTAATTGTTTTAAATCTTTTATGGAGCCTCGTCTTATTACTTTTTCGGAAGGAACTTCGGGTTTTGATAAAACTGGAATTGATCCTTGGGCAGACTTTCCAATTCCACCTTTAATAACGCGGAAATTGTCTGCTTTAAACAAATTTTTCTTACTTTGATCTCCGGTGAAACCTTCGATTTCTAACTCCCATCGTTTTTCCCCTTCTGGATAAAATGGTTTTCCATCAATTTCAATTTCCCAAGGGTCGGCACCGGACGGTTTCTTGCTCCACCACCCGATAATTGTCGCGATTTTTCCATTTAACGGATTTGTTTCACTTCCTCCATATTGTCCTTTTGTATCGGGTAAATCTTTTAAAACGACGGTTGCACCAATGCTTGGTTCGATTTGTTGGATTTCGCCTTCCGAATCTGAATCCGAAGGGGGAACGGGATCTGAAGGGGTAACGGGATATATTGAACTAAATATTCCTTTGAAAATTTCAAGGGATTGATCGTCAATTTTTAGTGGAACGACTGGTTGTTTAATATCAACAATTTGTAGATATACTTTCATTTTATCAATAAATGACTCGGAAAATTCCCGTTGCGTAAATTTATTAATATAATTTTGTTTTTCAAATTGTTCTAATAATTCTTTTCTATCAAATCCGAAAATCTGCTTATTTTCATTATCAAAATAAAATATTCCATCTTTTCCAAAATTAGAACCAAAAATTCGAGCTTTGTTTATATGCCCAATCGAACGTAGTATTTTTCCATAATCAGAATGAAGTTCGGGGGGAACTTCTCGTAACGGATATAATAATTTATAAAGTCTTTTTAAATATTTATTTGCTAGTTCTCCAATTTTGGTATCAATATAATTTCCAATTTGATCCCTGAGAGAATCAGACAATTCTTTACTTAAAAAAATATCAGGTAAGAGATCTTCCTTTTTCATTTGAAACAGAGTTTCATTCCCTAACACTCCAATTTTAAGAAAATTTTGATAAATTTTACTATAGTCGTTTAAAGGTGGTAAAACAAAAACAACTAATTTCGCAATTGTTGTAAAATAATCATGAATGAACTTACTATTAACAAATATATAAAGTTCCAAATTTTCCAAAAATCCCTGATTTGTACCGAGAAATGGTTTAAGATTTGTTTCTAAAATTCCTAATCCAAGTTTTTCGACAACTTTTCTAATCGGTAATGAACATTTATTTAGTTCGATCAAATTAATATTATCAATAAATTTTTCAAAACTCTTTGGTTGGAGAATAAAATAATAATTATCTCTTTTCTGTAAAATTTCTTTATATTCTTCCCGCGTTTTTTCATATGTACCAGTGATTAATTTTAAAGCAGAGGAGTAGACAATGCGTCCCAACTTTCGTCTACTCTTTGATACTGACGAATTTTTAACAATATAACCAATTTCAACGTCAGTATAATCACCCCCTCCAAGTAAAATTTTAGTAAAACCATCGTCTTCTTCAATCGGAGGTGAGTTCTCTCTGCAAATTAATTCATAAAAATATTTATTTGGAATTAGCCAATCGGGGAAAGCATTATCAACCTCAGGCTCATTAGATTTTGGTTTCAAGACCACTAATTTTTTATTTTTTTCTGTTAAATTTGGAAATCTAATTACAGTTCTTATATAGTTTGGAATCCATGGTTTAGTTAATTGTAGATGGTAACATTTTTCATTCAATTGACCCCGTGGAATCGAGCTAAATGGAAATAAATTGGACTTTTTACTTTTATCAACCCTTTTAATATCGGGTTCTACTTTGAATTTTTTTTGAAATTTATGAGCATCAGCATATAGTTTATCAAGTCTTTTTTGGGTGTCTTCTTTTAAATTTTTAAGTAAAATTTTATAATTTTCACTGATAATTTTTTTTCCCGTTGGATTTTCAACAATTTCTTTATCTCGCTTTTCTTCCAATTTTTTCTGTTGTTTATTTGCATCCGTTTTTAATTTTTTGATATTTTCTTCAACTTTTTGTTGCATTCTAATTATTGCCATTGAATCTTCAACGGAAAGCATTTTTATTGTCGACGGTTGGATTTTCCGCCCCCGTCTTAAATTCCTAACAAAACTACGTCTTTGTCTCGAAACGCCCCGTTGATGCTTGGTGACCAACTTGGCTTTTTTCATTTTTTCGAGATAAGCAATATGTTCATTAAATTTTTCTAAAATAATTTTGCTTGCTTTTGCTTTGTTTTCTTCAAGTGTTTTTGTCAAAGATTCCAATCTTTGTATTTTTTTTGGTGATAAAGTATCTCCAGTTTCAAGTTTCGAAATTTCATTGTATTCATCCATTAATTTGTTTAAAATCACTTGTTCATCGTATCTTAATTCCCTTTGGGGTTCAATCTCATCTTTCTCTTTTAAAAATCCAGGTTCTCCTTTATTCAAATTTTCAATAATTTTATCTTTGTCTGTTTTTGTAAGTTTCGAATGGATAAACCGGGTTGGAATTTCTCTATTTCCAGACTGTTGGTTTTTTATATTTTCAGCAATTATTTCGAGGGTTCTATCTCGTGGCAAATAAAATAAAACTTTAAGATTTTTAAAAATTGGTTGTTCTTTTTCAAGGTCGCTAAGCAATTTTTGTAGTTGAACTGGGGTAAATTTTAACATTTGTTCCAAAAAATTATTTTGTTTATCTTTAATTTTTTTAATATCCCCCTTTTTGGGAATCGAAATTTCATTCCAAAGTTCCTCAAATTTTTTAATCTTGGTTGCATTTTTTCTTGATCCCATAGTTTATTTAATATCCACATTATTAATTTTTAATTACATTATAACATAAATATAAAAATTGGTTCTTAATATTTATAGCAATTTCAGTTATTTACAGTAATTAAATTTATCCGGGCATGGACCGTTAAATTCTCCTTTATATCCTATTGTATAATTTAACCATGGCATTAAACACTCATTTTTTGGTCCTAATTCGTAGTATGGACCTTTTTGATTATGGTTACAGTCAATTGTCGTTATCTGGTTCATTCGTTTATAATTATTTGAACCTTCGGTTCCTGTTCCCCAGCAATTATTTATGGATGTACACGGTTGAATTTCACAACTTCCTGTTCCTTTTCTATATTTCCCTGGCATGTGTTTTCTTTTATAAATATATTTTAAAATAAATAAAAATGATAAAGTTTTACATGTTTTCGATTCCAATCTCATTTTTATCAGGTTACGGTTTTGCAACAAGTCAATGGTTAATAACATCTCGAAACATCCATAAATGTGATACATGGCAAAACAAATTAGAGTCTAAAAATTGAAAAAAAATCTGAAATTTCAAATTTTTCAAAGATTATTTATGTCTTACATTATTCAAGGAAAACTAAACAATGTTTTTTTAACAGGAACATATAAAATGTCTTGCGAACTAGCCGATGCTTGGATGGATTATCTTAAAAAGAAATTCCCTGAATTGGCTTAAAAATATTGGTAAAATTTTTATTTATATTTTAAATTTACATGGCAAAAAGAAGTAAATCTTCAAAAAATTGAAATAAAACTCTTAAAGGATTCCTGGGATTAATTATTATTGTTGGCGCAGTATTGGGTTTAACAGCATTTATTCTACATTTTACTAATAAAAAGAATTGCGACGCGGACAAAGGGGGGCCCTGCAGGGTTAAGGTGTGGATGATGTTTAAGTTTTAACTTTCTCGACAAACAATATAAAATTGAATTATTATATTGTTTGTAAAAATATAAAAATATAATGAATAAAACTGTAGTAAAAACTTTCACATGTGTAGAATGTAATAAAACAACAAATCAAGGTTCATTATGTTCTGTATGTAAGAAACCAATATGTAAACATTGTACGGGAAAAAATCACAAAAGAGCTGAAATAAATAAATTTTACGTGTACTATAAAAATTATTGCGATGCATGTATTTGGTTTGATCTAGGATAATTAGTGAGTATCTTCTTTGTTAAACGATTATTTGTATAACGGGTTAATATGTTGAAGGGAAACCAGATGACCCCCTGAAGTAAGGATGATGAACTGCAAATCTGTTGATCAGTACCAACAGAACGCTCCCTGGACCTGTATAAAAAACCCAGATTTTGAAGGATCTGGTAAAATTTTTATTTATATTTTATATTTTTATTTATAAAATATAAATTTACATGGCAAAAAGAAGTAAATCTTTGAAAAATGGTAATAAAGCTCTTCAAGGAGTTTTCGGATTAATTATCCTTGTTGGCGCAGTACTGGGTTTAACCGCTTTTATCTTGCATTTTGCAAATAAAGGGAGATGTGGGGAAGGATATAAACAGGAAGAAACAGCTGAAAAATTGTAAAAAGTCAAGGTTATGAATGTACCATGGATGCGGAATGTTGTATGCCTTAAAATTTATATGAAAAATTTTACATATAAATTTTGAATTTTAGAAATTTATTTAAGCCGAGCAAACTTCACAAGTTTGCTCGCCTCCTGAGATAGATTCCCCCTTGATTTTTTCAATAGACTTTACATCTAAAGTTACTTGCTGGGCCCCGGTTGACGGTTTCGAACGAATATAATAAGAGCCAGTTTTGATTCCTCTCTCCCAACCATAGAAATGAGCACTTGTTAGTAACTGGAAAGTCGGTTTTTCGAAAAACAAATTCAAACTTTGACTTTGACAAATAAATCTTCCACGATCTAGAGCCATATCGATAAGAACCTTTTGTTTTAACTCCCATGCGGTTTTATAAATTTTTCGAAGAAATTCTGGAATTTCTGAAATTTCTTGGATACTTCCTTTGTAGTACATTATTTTTTCAATTACACCATTCGTCCATAGACCAAGCGAAATAAGGTCTTTAACTAACCATTTATTAATAATTGGGAACTCTCCAGCCGATGTTCTTCTTGTATACATATTTGACGTATATGGTTCAAAACATTCATTATTCCCAAGAATTTGCGAAGTTGACGCAGTTGGCATTGGTGCAAGAAGTAAACTATTTCGGATCCCAGTACTTGCTTCTTCTCGTAATTCCTCCCATTGATCATTTGTGATCGTTTCCTTTAAAGTTTTTTCTTTAAAATTACCATTCTCATTCCATAAATCAAATTGGAGTCGCCATTCCGAGATTGGACAATTTTCGAATGACTGATAATTTCCCCGGGCCATCGCCAACTTTGCAGATGCTTGAAGAGCTGCATAATACATATTTTCAAAAATATTAAAATTCAGTTGTCGGGCTTCAAGGCTATCAAATGGAAGTTTCATTGCCATAAAAACATCCGCCAAGCCCTGAACTCCAATACCAATAGGTCTATGTTTCTTATTGGAAACTTTGGTTTCAGGAACTGGATAAAAATTAATATCAATTATATTATCTAAATTTCGTGTCACCATTTGTGTAATTTCTTGAAGTTTTTCGAAATTAAACTTTGGACGGAGATCATTAAGTATTTTAGTATAACCCCCGATGATTTCGTCATTTGCAACTAACTGTGGTACTGTCTTATATCCAGATATTTCATCTGGCATTTCCAATTTATTCGTTCCAAAATTTCTAGAAACAATTTTTTCGGTAAAAGGAATGTTTAAGGATTTCAACAAAACTTTCATTAATTTACACCATACACAATTCATAGTAGTATAAACGACAATAACAGGTTCTCTTTCAAATACCCCCCATCTATCTCCACCTGGAAATAACCAATGAGGTTTAGTAGGTTCCAAGAATTTCGTTAAATTTATAGATGCGAGATTGCAAACGGCATATTCGGTTGAATCCGAGTATTCAATAATTTCACTACATAAATTACTTGATTTTATTGTTCCGAGATTCTGTTGGTTAGATTTTCTATTACATGCATCTTTATAAAGCATATAAGGCATTCCGGTCTCAATTTGGGCATCAATGATTGCATTCCACAACTCCTGTGCCCGAATTTGCTTAATAAAACAACCATTTTTTTCATATGTTTCATATAAACTTTCAAAATCTTTTCCGTAAACTTCAGTCAATCCAGGAGAACCATCCGGACACATTAAAGACCACATACCACCTTCTTTTACTCTTTTCATAAAAAGATCAGGAATCCATAATGCGTAAAATAAATCCCTAGCTCTTTCTTCTTCAACGCCATGATTCTTCTTTGCATCAAGGAATTGAAATACATCTGCATGCCAGGGTTCGAGGTACATTGCGAACGAGCCTGGACGTTTACCTCCTTGGTTTATATAACGAGCAGTATGTCCGTAAACTTTTAACATTGGAAGAATTCCCATCGAAGTTCCTGCTGTTTTTCGGATATAAGCTCCATCGGCGCGGATATTTGAAATATGGATTCCGATTCCTCCGGCCCATTTTGAAATCATAGCCGTATCTTTTATAGTCTTAAAAATTCCTTCAACTGAATCTTCGGTTCCAGTTAAAAAACATGAACTTAATTGGGGTCGAGGAGTTCCAGCGTTAAACAAAGTCGGAGTTGCGTGCGTGAAGTATCCGAGAGATAAAAAATCATAAGTTTCTTTAATTCTATGTAGAGTATTTTCGTCAAGATTTAAAGTTGAATTTACCAAATGAATTCCGATACTAACCCGTAACCACATATGTTGCGGTCTTTCGATTGGTTGTTTATTAACTTTAAGAAGGTACGCTCGTAGTAAAGTTTTCATACTAAAATAATCGAGTAGAAAATCTCTCGAGAAGTCTAAAAGTTCATTTAATTTTTGAGAATTTGCTTTGACAAAATTATAAAAATTTTCATCAATGAGGGGGGACCCCCTACCACACGCGTCCATGTTGCCATTCAACTGTTCAATTACCTTCATAAAATCGGAATTTGTACTTTTTTGATGATTACTGACCAAAATATGCGAAGCCAATCTCATATAATCTGGGTGTTTTATTGCCAATGAAATACAGAAATCGGCGGCAATGTCGTCAAGTTCTTTTGTAGAAATTTTGTCATTTAATCGCGCGCATACTTGTTGAGCAATCGGGATAGGGTCAATCGTATAAAGGTAGTTATTCATTTTCGAGTCTTCTTCCATCAAATTGACAAATCTAGTTGTTATTTTATCAAATTTAACTTCATGAGTTTCTCCGTTTCTTTTTGTAACACGCATAATATTTTGTGGCAGGGACATTATATGATTTTTTATTTTAATAAAAATTAAATAAAAAATCAATTTTATTTAATTATAATTTCTAAGAACATCTTACGCCTAAAACGGTCTCCTTATCAACATTGTTAACTAAAATTACTTGTGTTGTTATTCCAACTTCACCATCATATTCGAGACCAGTTTCAATATCAATTTCTTGATTTACTATAGGTTCATTAATCAATAATTCAAGTGAAGTTAAACTCAAAATAAATAAATAAAATAATGAAACATAACATGTAATCCTCCAATCTGAATTCCCGCTTAAAATAACAAACACAATACATGTAAGGCCGCTTGAAAAATAAATAAATATACGCTGAATGAATAAAAGTTTACACCAAATATTTATTCCAGCGGCTATTAATTGAACAAAAAATAACACAAAAAAGGAGGTAAATTGATAGTCTGGACGGGTTAAAGAAAAAAACATTGAAGCAATCGAATTAAAATACACGAAAAATGCAGTTGTGTATCTAATTTGTTGTTTGTAAACGCAACATAACGCCATGTAAAATAAACCAAAAAAAGTGTTAAAAAATCATTTTTCAGATTTTTCTTTTAAAAACTTTCGATCTTCTTGGTTTCAATCTTTTGAAGATTTTCACATAGTTGTTTATTGGATTCTCCACAATAGTCCCATGAACAATTATGCTTTGAAATCTCAAAATGTTTTTTACAAAAAAAATTTTCACATCTACACTTTAAATTGTAAATACTATGTTTATTACAAACTTTACAAGCTATACTCTCCTCTTTTTTACTCTCCTCTTTTTTACTCTCCATAGATTTCTTTATTATTATAAGTAATTATTTAAATTCTTTCGAATTTAAATTAATATTTATTATTTAAATCACAAGTCAGTAATTTTCAAACTTTTTTTATTTACAGTCGGTCCTTTCATTGCCGTGATAATTTCATCTAATACCGTTTTACTAATTGACGGGCCTATACCATATTTATGTAAAATTTCAACCCCATCTCTGTCTTTTTCAGCCTTTTTCCGACGGGGATTTTCTAATATATCTCTTTCTTGAGTTACCACTGCTTTCCCTTTATATTTAAATCCAGGGCGATTTTCCGATTCGATATAATTCTGAATTTCCATTTCAAGGATTTTTTTCCTTTTGCGTAATTTACTTAATGAAAAATTTAAATTTTTAATTTCAGTATTTATACTTTCAACTTCTTTAATTTTTTCTGCTATACGTGACATTTTTAGTATTTATTTCTATTTTTAAATCAAGGAAATATTTTCACTTACTTTAAAAATACAAAAAATAAAAATCCGCCAAAAATTAAATAAATTAAAGATTTGTTAACCCAGTGTGACGTATCCTTTATTAGAATTTTATCAGTGGATTTTACCGTTCCCCCTTTATTTAAAGTTCCTTTATATTCATTATAAATTTTTAACCTTATTGAATTTTTAGTTCCAAAGTGTTGATTTAATGCAATTAACTTTGTTGTTTTGTCAGTCATATCAACACCTTTTAATTTTAATAAATATTTTTCAATGGCTTGATTTTGTGGGGTGTCGGTTCGTAACAAAGGAATTGGTAAACTTGTTTCTTGACAATCATAGTAAAAGCGAATATAGCTTGTTTCGCGAAGTAATTCGGTTAAACAATTTTTATAAATTTGGTCCATTTGTATTTATTAATAAATTAATTTTTAAGTTATTAATAAAATTTTTTTTTTAAAGAACATGAACTGGTTCGACTCGAGTTTTGGCGAGATAACTCCAGTTTTCTAGCTCCCGATCAAGCAACCATGTCATTGTGTGTTCAATGGCTTTTTTACTTGTTGACCTTACCGACCAGTAACCATTCTTTTGCGAAGTCCGTCTAATCCATTTAATTGAAACTTTACATTCTAAACTCTCGTTCAGTGACCGACAAAAGTTTCTAACATTGTCTTTTCGTGAACCGAAAATTTTTCCAACAAACTTTTCATTTCCAAAAAAATGTTGTTCATACATAGGATCTCTGTGTGTATCCCCTTCCTTATTACTCGGAGATTGCATTTCAGTAATTTTATTATTTAAATTTATAACTTACATCTATAAATTTCAATTTTAAAATTTATTTTACTTGGTTGTTAAAATGGATAAAACAAAATCAAAATGTGAAATAAAATATCCAGGGAAAATAATTTACATTCCGTTAGGATCATCAAAAAAAATTTATTGCGGAAAAAGCAAAATTGTTCCCAAAAAATATAAATCACAGGGTACGCGTTGGGAATGTCTTAAAAAAGGATGGGGTGCCGGCTCCCTTTCCTCATGTAATGTAAAAGTATTGCGACAATCAGACTTACCAACAGCTACAATAAAAGAATTAAAATTAGTCGCTCGAAAAAAAAAATAAATCTTAGAAGCAAAATGAATCGAAAAGAATTAATTAAGAATATAATTCGGAAGAGCCGTATACCTCGGAAGAGCCGTAAACCTCGGAAGAGCCGTAAACCTCGGAAGAGCCGTAAACCTCGGAAGAGCCGTATACCTCGGAAGAGCCGTATGTCCAGAAAGCGTTCTGGGAAATCTGCTATGCAAAAACAAAAATCGAGAATTCAACGTTCCCAGCGAAAATATTCCATGGAATTTTTGGTTGAAGATAATTTTGGAAATAAGTTTAAAATGCCACCTTGGTACAATAAACTTGATAAATTACCAAAAGGGGAATTTGAAAATTCCGATAAAGATGATTGGGAAGTTGCAAAAGAATTTTTTCAAGATGGAAAAGCGTCAATAATTCCTTTTAACGACCCATTCTATACTTCCGATATTGAATTTTTCCCAAAAGGCCAGGGGAATAATATTATTTCGAATAAAGAAGAAAATAAAAAACATCCTTTATTATATTTTTACAGAGATCCATTAAACCCTTTATGGGACCTAACGAGATTATGTGTCGACGAAAAACCGTTAAAAGATGAACCCGATTCACATTCAAACATAAATAATCTTTTATCTCAAGTTTCCGAAAGGAATTTGGGAGGTAACGACGAGGAAGATGACAATGAGGAGGAAAGTATGGATTATGATGATTATCTTAAAAGTCAGAGAAATTTTTCAATCCATAGAATGGAATCCGAGAAGAAAAGTGAACCCAAAATTATAAAAACAGAATCACAAAAATTTGATTGTCATAATAATTATGGATTTTTATATCAATGGCATTTTGAAAAACCAAGAAGAATAAATGAAATTTTGAGAAATGAACCCGGTTTACAGAAGATAATTGAAGGAAAAGGAGTAAGATTTTCAACCATGAGAAATAATTTCTCTTCTCTTGAAACAAATCAAGAATGTAATGAGGATACCATATGTATGCATTTAGTCCAAACAAAACATTTTGATAACGATGGGTACCGAAAGAATGCAACAGAATTGGTTAGCGAATTCTCAATTCCAATTAATTTGGTTTTTAAGTTAATTGAAAAAAAAATACTCATTTGCGCAAAAGTGTTCGGCGTAGATGTAACTAAATTACTTCTAAATGCTGGAACCAATGCAAATGAATGGAATCCCATTAACGGTTCTAACATAAAGACAGGGAAAACAAAAAAAAGTGCTTTAATAAATCCCGCTATTTTACATAAGTTAAAGAAAAGAAAAGTTATCTAGCATATTCTTGTAATTGATTTCTTGAAAGTTGACGGGAATAACCAGGATTTATATTTTCAACAAAATTCTTGGTTATTGTCCCTGTTCCCATTGGTTCAATTCCTCCCTTCAATGTGTCCCCAAGTTTATGTTCACTGTTTTCATGTATTTTATGAACTGATTTCGGTCGATGAGTATCAAATGTGGTAACAGGAAGGTTCCGAGATTGTCCGTGGTTTACTACCATACCCTCCCATCCATAGTCGCCGCAATTTGGTTGAGAAATTGATGAATCAACTTGTAAATTAAATTTATCTTTAATTTTATTTTTATATGCTTTTTCTTGATTTTCAGAGGCCCAATCAACAAAAATATTCTTGGTAACATTTGTAAACCCTTTAGCTTGGGGAATTGTTTCATTAATAAACTGTCTTTTATCGATTATATTATAGTCAATTATCGAATTAGTTCCTTCCTGGGTGCCAAAATTTGTTTGAGCAAATCCTTGTACGGGATTTCCAGTTGAACCAACTGGTTCCGCTCTTGGAATTTTAACTAACTCTAAGGGAGATGTTTCATAAGAGCCTTTTATGGTTTGTAAATCACCATTATAATGGTTATTTGTTATATATTTACCAACATTATCAATTTTTTCATTGGATTTTTCGATTATCATCCTCTGGGTTGGTTGTACTTCAGTGTGAAAAATACTTTCGTTAATTGCTTGTTTTGCCGACGCTCCTCCCGCTTTACAGTACATTGAAGTCTTGATGTCTTTATATAAAGGAGTAGTTTTTGCGTATGTATAAACGGTTGGTAAGCGACTGTAAGGGAATTTCTGTGTCCATGGGATAACTGGGGGGCGGAATGCTCCAGCATTCATGGATTTATAAGGAAGAGTGGCGTTTGAGAATTTATTATTTGAATTTGAACATGCGGTGATCTTACCACTTTTCCCCGATGCTAATCTATTTTGACCGCCATTGGTTCCATAATTTGAATAAGAAACAGCGACGGACGGGTTAACTCCTCGTGCATAGATATTTATTGCATCTTGGATTCGATCTCCGGACCGGTCAATTTCCTCAACGATATTCATATTTTGAAAAACCTTATCGATTTTTCGGGTTGTTATTGATTTTGGAGGGTCTTTAAGAATATTCATATTTGCCCCCCAACTTTCGACAGATGGTAATGTTACTCTTCGATTCGTTTGAAGAGAGTTATAAGATAATCCACCGGCATCACTCATTTTTTAATTATGAGTAATATGTTTTAATTTTTAAATAAAAATACTTAAAAATTACTTAAAAATTTAGTATAACACAAAAAAATGGATTCAACAAAATTGGAAAATTTAAATTTGACGGAGCTTAAAGAAATCGCAAAAAGTATGGATTTGAGTATCAATGGTAAAAAAAAAGGTGAAATTATTGATCAACTGATTTCAAAATTTACAGAATTTGAAAACTACAAAAAAGGAATTTTACAAAAATATAAAAAGGGAGAAATCTTAGGGAAACCTGGTAAAGAAGGTACTGTTTTTAATTCAACCTATAGAGGGCGAGAATATGCAATGAAAGTTTTCAAAGAAAAAAAATCAGTTGATTTTTTAAAAATAGAGGCTGAACTATTGAAGATCGGTGCAAAAGCAGGAATTTCTCCAAAGGTAAAAGAAGTTAATACAGTTTTTAAATTTATTGTTATGGATAAAATAAATCAAAATTTATTTGATTTATTAAAAGAATGGAAAGGAGAGTTATCCAATCACTTTCAAACGGAAATAGTAAGAATTGTGATGACATTAGATAAAATTAAGGTTTTTCATGGGGATCCGAATCCCTTGAATTTTATGGTTGGGAATGGAGAAACATTATATATCATAGATTATGGATTTGGGAAAAAAATTGATGAAAAGTTGGTAAAGAAATATGGAACAAAGGAAATAAATATGAAATTTATGATTTTAGGATTTATTCTTAAACTTCGGGAAATTTTTAAGCCTGAAATTTTTGGAAAAATTTCATATCCAATTTTAAGTAAATATTTATCTGCTGAAGATAGACATCGATTTGATATTGAATAAAAATTTATATATTTCCTTTAAAGAAAATGGCATATCCTTTCCATCATAAAGATTTTTCCACTCATACGGGTCAATTTCGGAAACAAAAATTAAATCCAAATTCCCCAGCCAGTAATCAAAGGCGTTTTTACCGGTAATTTTTCAATAATTAAGTTGGGTGGATATAAAAATTCATATCTTAAAAAACAATTCATAACCTTTAACCAAGATGCTGATTCGATTGTAACAATGAAACTAGTGAGTCATGACTGGGATCATGTAGATCTCGCCGCTGGAGCATGGGAGCCAAAATATGATATCCGATCTAATTTTAACGGGTGGAAGCTAACAATAGTACGCAATGAAAATCACCAATATAAAACATCGGCCATTTTTAAAATTACAATTCGGGAAATTGATTCTGTTGGCGAAGTTGTAGCAATTGATGTACTTCAGTACACCCCATCCCATAGTAATTTGGATTATATTCCTAAGAATAATTTTATGACAACAGGAAGTTTTAAAAAAATTAGTAAACCATCATCTCCAACATTTGACTATGTTGAGAAAGACCAAAGTATAGGTTATAAATGGGAGATTAAAAATATTATAAATATAGATGGGAAAAAATGGGAAAGTCCTTCTGAAGAGTTGGGACAGTTAGCTAGTAATTTGAGGAATATTTTAACCCAAAATTCTTTGGTTGGTAATTTTTGCGTAACTAAAACCAAAACTATTCCAAATAAACCTGTAACTTCAACAGCATGTATTGATTATTTAAAAGTTAATTCGTCATCCAGATATATTGGTAATAAAAATATTTTTTTTAATCCCGAATTTATGGAACTACTTCGTTCACTTTATTTGCAATTGCCTGACGTTACCCATTTTATATTTAATGGGACTACCGTAAGCAGGGAAGACTCGTCTGAATATTTTCATTTTTCCGTTCTTTCGGCAGAAACTGAAGATGACCTTAAAAATGCAAAGGAATTATTAGCTCCTCTCGGTGTAAAATATCAAAATGAAAATGTGGACGTATTAATGTATTTAAATAATTAACTTTACAACTCTATCGACGGGATCGAGATTTACTCCTTTTTTTACTTTTACGTTTTGGTTTTGGTTTTTTTTGTAAAACCCTATGAATATTGGGAAGAACTTTGGTTGTTGCAAATCTAAATTTTATTTTACTAAGTAATTGGTTTAATTCTTCATCATTATAGGTGGCTTTATACAAGCAGCTCAATGTGAGCGTATTCATATTATTGTCTCTTGTACAATTTCCTGTTTGTTGGATAAATTCTGCAGTTAAGTATTCCAAAACTGCAGCCAAATATACAGGAGCAGCATCTCCTATGTGGAAATGTTTGGGTAAGTTTTTTTCAATTAAATGACGTGCACGAACTGGTGGAAAAACGATTCCAGCACGATCAACAGGACGATTTCCTTTTTTTTTCGTTGAACTTTTATAGTTTGTTACTGCTTTAATTCCTTCCTTGTTAGCATATTTTGCCAATTCCCGACCTAATATCATAGTTTCCGAAATTTGAATATCTCTAGCAGTAACTGTTTTCTTTTTTTCGGTTTGCGCCAAAGTGATAGCAAGTTGGCTTATTTTATCTCCTAAATAATTTAATAGAGCATTCAACTGGAATGAACATTGTTGTGATATGTGTTTACCAGGATCAACTTGTTTAAGAACTTTCTTAATATAAATGTTAAAATTTTGTGACATTTTATTAATAGTTATTTTTTTTTCTATTAATAAAAATATGAATAAAGTTCAGGATTTAAATAAAACAGCAATTCGTAGAATTGCCCAAAGAGCCGGAATTAAAAGTATATCCGGTTTACTCTATGAAGAAACGAGAGGGGTTGCGGCAGTTTTTTTAGAAAACTTACTCCGAATTGTTGTTTCTTTTACCCAAAATGCTCGTCGTAAAACTGTTAGTGTTAAAGATGTTGAAAATGCATTGAAAGCTGATTTATTACCAATGGGTGATTTTGCTTCCCTCGAGAAAGGACATGTAACTCATTGTAAAAATTTAAATCCAAGGTCGAAATCAGGTGCCAAAACAAGTAAATTTAGACCTGGGGTAAAAGCCTTAATGAATATTAGAAAAGCCCAAAAAGCCGATTGTTTATATTTTCCCGCAGCCAGTTTCAGCCGTTTTGTTAGAAAAATTGGTGACAAATTTATGAAAGGTTTAAGATTTTCACAAGAGAGTCTTGATTTGATTCAAATTGTTTTGGAAAATCATTTAATTCTTCTGTTTGAAGATGCCAACCTGTGTGCAATTAGTGCCGGTAGGCAGACAGTATATCCGAAAGATGTTCAATTAGTTCGTAGAATTATTGGAATGCGTTCATAATTTATTTCATAGATTTTATTACGTATAAAACGAACATTATTTTGATGATAGTTTGACCTATGAAAAATATTGAATAAAAGATGGAAAGGAAATAATCATAATTATTTACATAATCAATTGCTGAAAATAAACATAAAGTAATTGACATTACAATCAAAGAAATAACAATAATTTTTTGTCACCTTGCTAGCGTTGGATTATAAAAAATGATTTTTTTATAATTTTTAGGGAAAATTATTGTAATGTTTAGAGAACAAGGTATTACTAACCAAAATAATAATCATAAGAATAACCAGCAGGGTGCTCATCCTGGTTCACTGCAACACCGCAACAACATAAAGAATTACATTATTTACATTCTTAAAAAAGCTTGCCAAGAGTCGAGTACGGAGTTATGTAAGGACAATTGCCAACTTTGGATGATGTGGCTTTTAGGAGAGGATTGTTTGGATACTGAAATTTTCAACCGGATTGAAGACTATGATTGTCGTACAAAAGAAGATATTGAAGAATATTACGAATCATATTGCGAGGTATCCCACTTTGAGTACTTTCATAGAAAATGGATCAAGTCATTATCTGCAAAATCTATAGATAATAATGATTTTATGGGATTTATGAAGCTTGAAATCAAGGAAGATGCAGTAACCATGGCTGTATATACAGGATCTATTAAATTTTTACAAGTCATAAAAAATTCTGGTTATGACCTTCGAAAAGTCACACATTATGGTACGACTCCTGCACACATTGCTGCTGATAAAGGTCACGAGGCATGCCTACGTCTGCTGCATGAGGCTGGTTGTAATCTTGACAAGGCTGAAGACACTTGTCTTCAGACTCCTGCACACATTGCTGCTATGAACGGTCACGAGGCATGCCTACGTCTGTTGAAGGATGCTGGATGCGACCTTCAACAGGTAGACGATGATGGTGCAACTCCTGTACACATTGCTGCTATGAGCGGTCACGAGGCATGCCTACGTCTGTTGAAGGAGGCTGGGTGCGACCTTGGGCAAATGATCGATACTGGTGCAACTGCTGCACTCATGGCTGCTATGAACGGTCACGAGGCATGCCTGTGTCTACTTAAGGAGGGTGGGTGTGACCTTGGACAGGCAGAGGCAAATGGTATCACTCCGGCATTCATGGCTGCTCAGAACGGTCACGAAGCGTGTCTACGTCTGCTGAAGGATGCTGGTTGTGACCTTGGACAGGCGATAACAAATGGTATCACTCCAGCAATGGAGGCTGTTCGGAACGGTCATGGGGGGTGCTTGCGTGTGTTGAAAGAGGCTGGTTGTGATCTCGATCCTTATTAAAAGAATTATTACAGCGATGAGTCAAAAACAACAAGTGGAAGAAGAAGGTTATGGAATATTTTAATAAATATTTATTAAAATATTTACTTCTACCCTGACATAAGCCCCCCTAGTTCCTTCTTTCAAGTCTAAAATTTTGAAGAAGTTTTCCGTATTTTGCATATTCATCAATAACATTTCATTAAATTTCCTGATGAATTATAAAGATTTACTTTATTAAATTTAATATTAACAAAAAATTTAATGAATTCGAAATCTTCAGAAAAAAGAAATAGAGGAGAGATGTTTTTATTAATGATTTTTCTCCTTATTTGCAGTGGTCTCGGGATTGCTGCTTTTATTATATCTTTTAATAAAAAATGTGGGTTTAGCTCGCGACCCCGAAGTCGTTTAGAAAAAACGACTTAACTTACATTTCTGAATAATTATTAATAAAGTTTACTTCCTCCCCTAAAAAAGAATAAAAGTTTAACTAATTAAAATTTTATTCTTTATCTTGCCAAAAAAACTCGAACGCCTGCTTTCCATTCTCCAATTTTAACAGTTTGCGGGAGTTTTTCATAGTTTGCATATTCATCAATAACATTAATTGTTGTATAAATACTTCGTCTACAACAATACCGGTCGATTTTATATTTTGAGAATACTTCGACAAATTTACTTCCAAGTGCAAGATCCTCTTCAATTGGATTTTGAAGATTTCCCAGAACCTTATTGCAGGTAACACATCTAACTGGTAATAGACCGAATTCTGAAACTTTTTCTATTGGCGGGCTTGGGAATTCGTCTTCTCCTTCTCCTTCTCCTTCGTCTTCTTCTTCGTCTTCTCCTTCTCCTTCTCCTTCTCCTTCGTCTTCTCCTTCTCCTTCTCCTTCTCCTTCTCCTGCTCCTTCGAAAAATTCGAAATCATCTTCTGAACTTACTGGACTTTCCATATACCAAAATTTAATGATTTCTTTTGAAATAATTCAGTTTTAAAAATGTAATTGTTATATTTAAGAGGGAGAATGTCAATTAAACTTCCATTAAAAGATTTAAGTATTACCGACAGACGGAAAATTGTGAAGGAACTTTCTTTTAAAAAAGGAAGTAATAAATTCCCCGGAAATAAATTTTCGTATGGAGATACTCCCGAATATGTTTATCCTTATTTCATTAACGAGGAAGATCCAGCAAATTCGTTTATTACATTACCATTTTATTGGGCTCGAAAATATATTTCAAACGCAGATCGTCCAAAAAGAGATCGATTCCCTGAAATGGAAACCGAATTTGTTGGAAAATTGCGAGAATTACAAAAGGAAGTAAAGAAAGAAGTCAATGAACTATTAAATAAAAGAGGTAGTTGTATTCTTTCTATATATACTGGTGCGGGTAAGACGATTACATCGATTTGTATTGCAGCAAAGATAAAATTAAAATGTTTAATTATCTGTCACCGATTGGTTTTAATTGAGCAATGGGTAAATTCAATTAAAAAAGTTTGCAAAGATCCAAAAATCCAGATTGTAACAGCAAAAGGGAAACTAGATGAAACATGCGATTTTTATATTATGAATGCGATTAATATTCCCAAAAAAGGAATGGAGTTTTTTGAAAGTATTGGAACTGTAATTGTTGATGAAGTACATTTGATTGCCACAGGGAAAATTAGTGAGTGTTTTAATTTCATCCAACCGAGGTATCTGTTGGGGTTGAGTGCAACTCCTTATAGACCTGATGGAATGGATGTTCTTCTTGATGCCTATTTTGGCACTGGAAGCATTCATCGAAAGATGTGGAGAGAGCATTACACGTTTTGTATTAAAACAAATTTGGTTCCCGAATTTTCTTTAGGTGGAAATGGGAATGTGGATTGGAATTCGGTTCTTGAATGGCAAACGGGGAATATTCAGAGAAATGAGATGATAATTGAATTAACAAAATTATTCCGGGATCGAAATTTTTTAATTTTATCAAAAAGAGTTTCCCAAGTTGAATATCTTGTTCGAAGGTTGAAAGAGGAGAACGAAGAAGTAACGTCTTTAGTCGGTGTTCAAAAATATTTTGATTATAGTTCTCGAATTTTGGTTGCAACTGTTCAAAAAGCTGGAGTGGGATTCGATCATCCGAAATTAGATACATTAATAATTGCATCTGACGTTGAAGAATATTTTATCCAGTATCTTGGAAGAATTTTTAGACGAGAGGACTCGAAACCTATTATCTTTGATTTCCTTGACGACTTTCCAATCCTTAAAAGGCATTGGAATACACGAAAAAAGGTGTATAGAGAGCACGGTGGATTAATTTTTGATTATTCCCAGGAAAATGTTAACAAAGTTTTTGGGGAAAATTTTGTAAAAATTGAAAAACCATAAACATAATTAGGGAGGATTCGTGAGTTTTTATGTTAACCGTAATTGAATGTCCGGGGAATATTTGCAAAATCTGTTATGTCTCTCCCTCAAACTTAACGTGTAACAGATGTTCTTTTGTGTTATGCAATTCATGCTTGGATAAAATTAAAAAATTTAAGGTTTTAAATAAATGTAGTCAATGTAATCTAGAGGGTGATTGGGCAAAAACTTTTACTGGGACTGAATTTTATGTGAATCCTTTTGAAACTGAACTTCCTTTAGAAGTTAGAACAGAAAATGCGGTTGGGCAACTCTGCAAAACGGTTTTAAAAAAATTTGGATTTTTTAGTTTGGGGTTAGTGACGATATTTATAATTGGTTTAATTTCTTCACTTTTAATGGGAACTTATTCCACAATTATCCAACGGTCTTTAGTGTCTCAATTTTTCCTTTTTATGATATCAGGTCTTATTTTTGGTCTTTTCATTTTTGGAATTCTTTTGGTTGTGGGTATTTGCTTTGTAAACTGTATATTGCTCGGAGTTTCAAAAAATTAAATAAAATTATAAATTTTATTTAAATAAATGACTTCCAAAAAAAAAATTTTTTAAACCCAAAAACATGGGCCAGATTCACGAGGATGAAGTTGCATGCTGGAATGTGGAGGAAGCTGTGGATATCAATGTCTGTAAAATTAATCTTAAAAATGAAGTTTAATTTGAAAAATTTATATTTAAATATAAATTTTTCATGGAATTTTCAAATTATTGTGTTTTTTGCAAGGCAGATCTTGGAAGTCAAAATCCCAGGCAACTATGTTATAAAACCTATTGTCCTTTTGAAGATGAGTATTTTGAAATTTATAATTCTAAATCCAAAGAATTTAAGGAAAAATTGAGCAAACCATTCATTGAAGAAAATTTGGGAATGTTTCGTGAAAAAGGATGTACCACTGTCGACAGAGTAATTCAAGAATGTGACTCCTACGATGAAGCGATTAATAAATTTGAACATAATAAGTTCTCAGGGGAGGTTCCGGATGAGTATGTAAAGAATCTTGTTTTCGAATTTTACTCAAAAGTTGATAATGAATTGAATGAATATTTAAAAACAATTAATTTGAGTGAAGGTTTAGTTAATCCGATTTAATTGCATTTGAATTAAAAAATTTTTTAAAAATATAAAAATAACAAAGACCGCCTAAAATAACAGAAACTATCGAAGTCGTTAGTAAAAGTTTTTTAAAGTTAATTCGAGGAGGGACTTCTTTATCTTCTGAAATATCTAAAACAAATTTTGGTTTTAGAAAAATTAAAATAATAAGAATTACGATAGGAATTGAAAGTAAAATTAAATTCTCAATTTTGAGAAATCTTTGAACAAAAGATTTCTCGACTGAAATTTCATTCAAAACATTTGCATGGGTGTCAACTGGGTGTATTTCAGAATTCATTAAATTAAATTCTTTTGTTAAATTATCTAAATTATTACTCATATTTTTAGTTTTATAGCTTTTATTTAAATTATTTAAAAAGTTACAAAATTAGAAAAAATGCCTTTATCGATAGATAAGTTGGTTAGTTTGCTCGGAAAACAAAAGTTAGTTCCAGTTATGTATTTTAAACTGATGGGTACATGTGCCTTTATTAAAGTTTTATCCTTTGAAAACGCTGAAGAGTATTTATTATATATTCAATCCAAATATGAAATTAAACTTCCGAAAGATATTCCAAACGTATTTAAATTAAAAGATATTGATATAAATGAAGAATCTCTTGAGATATCGGAAAGATATGGAGAAATAAATGAAAATTCTGAATCAAATGAAATAGATTTGGATTATGAAATTAATGGAAATTCAGGAACTGGTTCGTTAGAAGACAGGTTACAAGAAGGTTTTAAAAAAGATGTTCTATGTCATGAAAAAATTGACAAAGATTTACCCGATTTATTTTCAATAAACAGGCAGTTGCGACGAATAAAGCTTTGTTTGAGTAGTATTCGTTATAAAATCGGGATTTTATACAAGAATTATTTATGTGTTCTTAACAGGAATGATGAAATTGATTTTTTTTCAATTAAGAAATTTTCATCAGAAATGAATTCAAATCGAAAAATTATGATTCATTTTGATTTGGAATTATTTTATGAAAATCAGGAAACGTTAACCCATGATATTAAACAAGTAAGTTCTGGCGTTTTTAAAAATTTAGATAAAAACCAGGTAATTCAGGTTAATAGTATAAATAAAATATTGGAAAATAAGCAGGAGATGAATAAAGTAATATCAAATTTAATGTTAAAAAAAAATGGTTTTCGAAAAAAGATTAAAGAATCGAAAAATTTGTTAATAAAAGTCAATGATAATTGTCGGGGAATTATGCATAATATTAACGAACTTAATTTGGTCCGAAATACTAATCGAGGAACAATAAGTGATGAGACTACATATTTTCAATTACGGGAAAAATATGAAAACAAATTAAATAAATGTGAAAAATTAAGAATGAATTTGCAAGAGAGTATAATTTCTTTGTCACAGAAGGAAAATAATTTAACATTACTTCTTGAGGAAGTTGGTTTTGATAATGTTATTATGTTAGATAGAATTTTTTCAAATTTGGGTGTATTATCACAAAAATGCAAAGAATAAAATAACTATTTTATATATGTATATAAAATAGGTAATATGGAACAAAAAAAATCTTTAGAAGATGGGGAAAATGGATCATCATGTAAAAATAAGATGGCAGTTGCCAATTGGGTTATTGCTGGCATTGGAATTGCCATTTCACTTGGTATTCTAATATGGATTTTTGCGGATTTACGAAAAGGGCGAAGATTAAAAAGTAAATTTTATAATTTCCAAAAAAATAATTTATAAAAACATTAAAAAAATATAAATTTATAAAATAGTTTACTAATTAAAAATGAGTAACTGCGGAAACTGTGGAAGCGGCTGTGTCACAACTGCTGGCGAATTTAACTACAACAATTCTATGGTAAACAATAATGGAGCTTATGCAACTCTAGGCCTTTATAACACAAACATGCCCGGATATTTAACTCAACACCCTGATCCTATCATTCAAGTAAATCCAGTTTTTGAAGGATGTTCTTATGACGTATTCAAAGGAAACAGTACTGGTAACGCGTATGCTTCATTACAACAAGCATATCCCTCATTCCCTAGATGTGGAACGGGCTGGAATCGTGTAAATTGGAATTAAAAAGTTTTTAAAAGAATTTTCTTTTTTAAAAATTATGAAGGACATGGAGTTTCAATAACACCGGTAAGCCCATCCTGTTTCCCGACCCGGGCATTAATTTCCTTAGA